TTCTACCGTATGTGGCACGATGCGGAGAGAAATAAAAATGAGTATGTACCAACTGATGTTCACTGGTCAGAAGTTCCAGGAAGAGATGAGGCGTGGAAGGAACAGACCATTGCCAACACATCCGAAGCACAATTTAAAGTTGAGTTTGAGTGTGAATTCTTAGGTTCGGTTAATACACTCATTAACCCATCAAAACTCAGAAATCTTGTATATGAAAATCCGATTCAAAGAAATGCTGGATTGGATATTTATGAAAAACCAAGAAAAGAACACAACTATCTTATGACGGTTGACGTTGCCCGTGGTATGGGTAACGATTATTCTGCATTTGTAGTTTTTGATATTACCGAGTTTCCATATAAGATTGTAGCAAAGTATAGGAATAATGAAATTAAACCAATGCTATTTCCAAGTGTAATACTTGAAACTGCAAAAGGATACAATAATGCTTGGTTATTAGTTGAAGTAAATGATATTGGAGAACAGGTGGCGAGTATTCTCCATTATGATTTGGAATATGAAAATATGCTGATGGCTGCAATGAGAGGTCGTGCTGGGCAGGTGGTTGGACACGGTTTCTCTGGCAAGAAATCTCAGATGGGTGTGAGGATGACTGCTGCAGTGAAGAAGTTGGGATGCTCTAACTTGAAAACTTTGATGGAAGATGACAAGTTGCTGACACTTGACTATGACATTATATCAGAACTTACGACATTTGCCCAGAGGCATAACTCATTTGAAGCGGAAGAAGGATGTAACGATGACCTAGCAATGTGTCTGGTTATCTTCTCATGGTTAGTCGCACAAGAATATTTTAAAGAAATGACGGACAATGATGTTCGTAAGAGAATATATGAAGAACAGAAAAATCAAATTGAACAAGATATGGCACCATTCGGTTTCTTGGATGATGGTATTAGCGATATGACATCATTTACAGATAAGGATGGAGATCGTTGGCACACTGATGAGTATGGTGATCGTTCTTATATGTGGGAGTATTATTAATGGACTTAGATGACCAGTTAAAGTTAGGTCATCTCCTTCTCTACGAAAGGAAATGTAGAGTTTGTGCGGAAACTAAAAACTTAGTAGAAGATTTTTACAGAACTAGGAAAGACAGAGGTCCAGTAGTCTCGTCATATTCCTATGAATGTAAGGAATGTACTAGAAAGAGAGTCAAAAAATCTTCAGATAAATGGGAATATCCTGATTGGTAGATATCACGTCATCATTCCCCACTAAAAATAGGCATTTTCATAAATATTTTTAGATAATTCTGGACCAAGGAGAACACCAAGATGCCTCTAAATTTAGCATCTCCTGGAATTGTAGTAAGAGAAGTTGACTTAACTATTGGAAGAGTCGATCCAGTCTCTGGTTCGGTTGGGGCTATTGTTGCTCCATTCGCAAAGGGACCTGTTGATCTTCCTCAATTGATTGAAAATGAGGATGATCTCTTAGACACTTTCGGCAGACCATACTCAGTCGATAAGCACTACGAGCACTGGATGGTTGCGTCATCTTATCTTGCTTATGGTGGAACTCTTAGAGTTTCTAGAGCAGATGATCAGCAACTCAAGAACGCATTCGTAGGTGCAGCATCAAGCATCAAAATCAAAAGCACCGAGCATTATGAGCAACTCGGTTACGATGAGAATACAATCACTAACGTAACTGTTGCTGCTAGAAACCCAGGCACTTGGGGAAATGGTATTAAGGTTGCCATCATCGATGGTAAAGCAGACCAGATTCTGACAGGTGTTTCAACAGCAGGAGTTGCTGTTGGATATGGATTTACCGCTGCTGTGCCTGCAGGAACAACTCTTCCTGGTGCAGGAACAACTTCCGTACTGGATGGATATTTCCAAGGTGTTATTACAGAAATCGGATCAGAGCAACTTTCTCTGAAGATGATCAAGCACGTATCTGGTGCTGGTGTAATGACCGATGTTGATTATCAGCAGAACGGTGTTTATGCACTTCCAAATACTGGAAACGTTGCAATCCACACAACTGGTCAATCCGCATCGTTTGCAACAAGAGCATACACTGGAGAAAAGGATTGGTTTGAAGACCAATCAATCACTCTTTCTGTAGGATCTCTTGAGTGGGATCAGTTAGCAAACAGACCTGGAACTTCAGAGTTTGGTGCTGCAAGAGGCGCTAGATTTGATGAGGTTCATATTGTTGTTATCGATGACAAAGGAACAATCACAGGTAATGCTGGTTCTATTCTTGAGAAGCACCTGAATCTTTCCAAAGCAAAGGATGCTGAGTTCTCTGTAGGTTCACCTTCTTACTGGAGAAAGTATCTCTACACCAACTCAGAGTACATCTTTGGTGGATCTGCTCCAGTTGGAATCACCACAATTGCATTCAGCGATAACGGTGCTGCACAGTTTGAACTTGACCTCGATGCTGGTTGGGATCAAAATGCTGATGCAGTTAACTTTGCTGCTATTGGATCACTGACAGCAACACTTGCTGGTGGAACCAACTATCAGGGTCAAACAGATCTGACAACAACAACTGCACTGTATTCTGGACTTGATGATATCATTTCTGGATATACTAAGTTTGAGAACACTGAAGAGTATGAAGTTGACTTCATCTTGATGGGTTCTGCAAACTATCCTAAGGAGCAGGCACAAGCACTCGCTAACAAGTGTATTGCTGTTGCCGAAGCAAGAAAGGATGCAGTTGCGTTTGTTTCACCATACAGACAGGCATTCTTGAATGATTCTGCTGTTGGTGCTGTAACCGTAAATGATATCGATACAATCACCGATAACGTGGTTGGATTCTACGCACCAGTTACATCAACAACCTATGGTGTATTTGATAGTGGTTACAAGTATATGTACGACCGCTTCAATGATACCTTCCGCTATGTTCCTCTGAATGGAGACATCGCTGGTACTTGTGCAAGAACAGATCTTACACAGTTCCCTTGGTTCTCACCTGCTGGAACTTCAAGAGGTGCGATCCTCAACGCAGTTAAACTTGCTTACAACCCAGGTAAGAAGCAGAGAGACATTCTGTATTCTAACAGAATCAACTCTGTAATCTTCTCACCAGGAGCAGGAATCATCCTCTTCGGTGATAAGACTGGATTTGGTAAGTCTTCCGCATTTGATAGAATCAACGTTCGCCGTTTGTTCATCTATCTGGAAGATGCAATCTCTGCCGCTGCTAAGGACTTCCTCTTTGAGTTCAACGATGAAATCACAAGAACTAACTTTGTAAATATCGTTGAACCATTCCTCCGCGATGTTCAATCCAAGAGAGGTATCTTTGATTATGTTGTTATTTGTGATGAAACAAACAACACTGCTGCCGTAATCGACAACAATGAGTTTGTAGCGGACATCTTCATCAAACCAGCAAGATCGATCAACTTCATCGGTCTTACCTTCATTGCCACCAGAACTGGTGTTGCTTTTGAAGAAGTAATCGGTTCCGTTTAATTAACTTAGAGGTCAAAAACAATGCCAGCTAGAAATCAAATCAATCCACCCCCACTAAGAAAGATTACTGACTTCAAGAGTAAGTTAACGGGTGGTGGCGCTCGCGCCAACCTCTTTGAAGTCGTACTCACCTTCCCCGATGCAGCACAACCTTCAACCGATGTTCTTGATAAGTCAAGATTCATGGTGAAGGGTGCAAACCTCCCAGCATCCAACATTGCTCAGATCGAAGTTCCTTTCAGAGGAAGACTTCTGAAGATCGCAGGTGATAGAACCTTCGATTCTTGGACAGTTACCGTTCTGAACGATACCGACTTCTCCATTCGCTCTGCATTTGAGCGTTGGATGAACACCATTAACAGAGTATCTGATAACACTGGTCTGGTTAACCCAGCAGATTATCAAGCAGATGCTTATGTTTACCAGTTAGATCGTGATGGATCGACTCTTCGTTCCTATCGCTTCTATGATGTGTTCCCAACTCAGGTTGCTCCTATTGAACTCTCATACGATGCCCAAGGTATCCAAGAGTTCACTGTTGAACTTCAAGTTCAGTGGTGGGAAGCAACTAAGGG